GCCTATGGGATCGGATGATTCGACTGTGGGGCGGTGTTCAAGAGTGTCGGATTCGTTCATATTGTTGGCGGACGCATGGTATTCCAGCGGATAGGGCAGGGTTACGGGGATGCTGTTGGGTTCGTTCGTGTCCTCGTGGTCGTAGGGGGTTATGGTGGTGTTTTCGTGGTCGTTTTCTGGGCGGTTCTGCCGGACTTTGACGTATGCGTGTTTCGTGGATTTCATGATTGTTCTTTCCCTGAGAATACGCCGGTTTGGTAGGCGTCGCAGATTATCCGGACGAGTTCGTCTGCTTCTAGTTGGATGAATGGGTACGTGCTTGTGTCGATTTCACGGCCAGTATCCTGTTTGGGGTTCTCGGGTTGTTTCGATTCGGTGGTTTTCGATGAGGCCAATAATTCTAGGACTTCATCGGAGACTTTGACGGTTGATTCGATGATGTAGTTCTTATCTTGCTTGTCAATGTCGACAGTGCTTATGGCCGAGTGTATTGCGTAGCGCAGTTGTTGGTCCGTTACGAGATAGCGGGTCATGGTGATTCCTTTCAATCGGTGGTGGCTTGGGTCAGTCCGCACGTTTCTCTCTTGGTGGCAGACTGTGCACGGCCGGTCTGTATCCGCAGTGCGGGCAGGTCACGTGATATGTGTCCACCGTTTCGCCGCAGTGGGTGCATTCTACATGTCGGGTTGTTCTGCTTGTTTCGTGTCCTTCCAATGTTTTTCACGCCAGTCGGCTACAGCCTTGCGGTCTTCGTCTGTTAATCCTTCATGGCATTTGAACATGATAAGGCTGATCGCGAACTCGTAGCCTTCGCTCCACTTGTCAGGTACGCCATGCTCATGGTTCTTGTCGAAGAGGTAACGGCAGTAATCATGCAGTTCGTTAATCGTCATTTCATATCCTTGCTTTTCATTTTCAGGTAGTATGTTTTGTTCGTATCGAGTTCCACGCGTAGACCCATGTCATGCTGTCTTGGAAGAGTGTTCGCCAGTCTCAGTCTTTCCGCTGCTAACTGTTCGCACCGGTCGATGATCTCGTTGAGTGTCTGGTCTTTCTGGTTCACGTTCCTTGCCATTAGTACACGCTCCATTCGTTGTCGGTCTGGTTGAACGAGCTGGTCGGGCTGAACGTGTTGGTTCCCGTCCACTGGTTGCCGGTCTGCTGGTCTTGCTGGGTCTGCTGGTTCTTGGCTTTGAGCATGGCGAGGCTGATGGTCGCGTGTTCGATGATGAAGTCGGTGCGCGGCTGCCCTTGGTTGTCGGTGTCGGTCTTCCATTTGAGGACGCCTTCGACGCGGACAGGGGTGCCCTTGCGTAGCATGCGTTCGTAGGTTTCCGCGAGTCTCAGGTCATATTCGAAGATCGTCGCCCACATGGTGTCGTGGTCTACCCACTGTTTTGTGGTCTTGTCCATGTGTCCGCCTGTGGCGGCGACTCGGATAAGCATGTAGGGGGTGCCGTTGCGGGTCTGTTTGCGTTCGGGGTCTGCCGCCAAGCGTGCGATCGGCAGTGTGATTCTTGGGTCATTCATCGTTGATCGTTGCTCCTACGGGTAGTGGTGTGATGTCGGGGTTGAAATAGTAGCGGCTGCCTACCTTGATGTATGGCAGTCGTTTCTCACGGCAGTATCTGCGGACGGTCTGGATGTTGAGGTGCCAGCGTTCCGCGTACTGCTCCGTCGTTGCGGTGTAGTCTTTAGCGTACATGATTTAAATATACATCAGATTATTCTTAATTGCAAGTAGCGTGTGTTAGGCATATAATATATATATGCGCACTGGAACCGGGCGCAATAAGATAGGACCAAGAATAAAGTAAGCGCCTTCCCCCGGAAGACCGGAAGGAAGGCGCTAACAGAAAGGTTGGAAACATGTCCGATACGAGTATAGCACAGAACTCGGGTTTTTCGATGCTGCCGAATTGGGCGGTGGATGATGACCGGTTGGGCGGCTACGACCTGCTGGTGTATATGGCGCTGATACGTCACGCCGACAACACCGGCGTCTGCTGGCCCAGCTTGGAGCGGCTGGCGAAGATCGCGCGTTGCTCACAGCCCACGGTATCCAAGAGCCTCAACGTGCTGGAACAATTGGGGTACATTCGACGAGTCAAGTCTGACGGCAGGGCCAACCGGTATCACGTCTCGCTGTGGAAGCCCACCCCAAAACCTGCTTTTGATACCCCAAAACCTGCTTTTGATACCCCAAAACCTGCTTTTGACGCCCCAAAACCTGCTTTTGACCCACCCCAAAACGAGGTTTTGACTAACAATACCCAAGAGAACAATACCCAAGAACAACACTCGCGCGACAAAGAAAAAATTACAGTCGCCTGCCATTCGGTGGATACTCTCAAGGCTCTTATGGCGTTGTGGCCAAAGAAGTGCAGGGTGTCTAACGAATTCCTCATGTATTTCAATACGGCTTACGACGAGGTTGGTGCCAACACGCTCATGAGAGCGGCGAAGCGCTTCGTGGCATCCTGCGAGGGTACGCCGTTGCAGTACGTGCGGACTCTGCCCATGTGGCTGGCCGACCCGGTTAATTGGAGGGCTCCGAAGCCGGAGCAACGCAGTGAAGCCAAGTTAACGGATTGGATGGCCCATAGGCTTCCCGATTCCATGTCTGCCGATGTGGCGACGGTTCTGCGTGCGAGGCGTGCGTATTGGGGTGCCACCGGTGGCGTGGAGGCTTTGGAAATGGAATTCTTCCCGGACGAAGTTGGGAATGTGGGCAATTTGCAACAAGAACCAGCAGTGTGATATAATATCTATATCACAACCATTGCATGGAAAGGATGCATATGAAAATCTACACAAACCGATACCACGACTTCACCCCGTCACAAGGCATACCGGTACGCATAACGTACGGTTCGCCCAGATGGCGGCTTCCATACACAATCGCAGCATCGGCGAAAACAGTGACGCCGGGCCGATGGTTCATGGAAGGAACCGACGAGGAATTCACCGAACGGTATCGTGCCATGCTGGACTCACACGGGGTCGCCCGCATCAGAACGGAACTTGAAACGATATCGCAACTCAACGGAGGTAAAGACATCGTGCTTCTATGCTTCGATGACGTAAGAAAAGGCTTGTGCCACCGAACGATTTTCGCCCAATGGTGGCAGGAAAAGACCGGTGAAGAAGTCAAGGAATTACAAAAAGGTTTGGAGGCCGCCCAAAATGTGCTATTCTAATGACCGTTGCCATTCCGCCCCTAGCTCACCGGATAGAGCGCCCAATCTCGAATTGGAAGGCACCAAGTTCGACTCTTGGGGGGCGGTCTGATGGCAGGTTTCAACTCACCGTCCATATTGTTCCTCAACACTTGGGATAAGCCCGAACGTGATTGGAACGGGAATCTGTTCAGGCAGGCACCAGCGTCAGGGTATACGCGATACGTCGAACTGTACGCCGGAGCCTTCGCGAACTGCATGGTCGCCGTGGAGAACGGCTGGAAAACGGAGCAAATCGAGGCGTGCGACGTGTGGGCGTACACCGCAGCGCTCGGATATGCATATAGCGGGACGCCTCTCACCGAAATGCAGGCAACCGTTGACGGTTCACCGGTCTCGCTCTCAGGAAACGCAGCGGATGACGCGGCTACCGTAATCATGGCGCAATACCGTATGCGTCTCAGCAAGCACGACGATATCGATTACTACCGTGAACTTCTGGCTGATCTTGACATCAACGATTCGGAACACGTCGGCCAGCTACGGGAGCGAATCGCAGCGAATATAGTCAAGTTGGGGGGACTGAGATACGAGCCCACCGACCCGATGAAGTATGCGGAACGCATTATGGATGACCCGCACACCATCGTGTTCGCCAATCCCCCTACGTATCCGGGAGCTTATGAAAAGTTCTTCGAGACCGGGGGGAGGTTCCAATGGGCGGAACCTGAATACAACGTGTTCAATGCTCCCGTTGATATTCCCAAGCTCTGTAAGCTGTTCGATGGGCGTAAGGCGTTGCTGATCTGCCAGCAGCAGCAAACGCCCGGAAACGCCGCAACCGATAGCCCGGTCTACGCTAGGCGTCTGGGTTTGGACAGTGTGATCTACATGAATTCCAACCGTCCGAACGAGGTCAAACGTCTTGTCGGCGGGAACATGGTGACTGTGGCGGCGTCGAAATCGGCGGAGATACCGATACCGATATTGCCCAGAGACCATCAGATTACCGAACGTTCCGAAATCAAGGTCGTACCGTTACGCGACAGCGCGGCCCAAGACTCGTATCTGCAAGTGATGCGGCATAGGATATCAGGAAACGTGAGCCCGATGTGCGTTCTCGTACTAATCGACGGTTACGTTGCCGGGATCATCGGATATGGTTTGCCAAATCCCATGTACACGATTCGCTACGCGGTATTGCGTCAAGCATTCGGGGTATCCCACAAACGGTATCGGCTTACGAAGCTGGTCACGATGATAGCGTTACGTCGTTCCACGTTCCAGCTCTGCGCTACGCCCAAGACACAGATACTCGTCGATGCGTGCGATGGGCTGGCAACCGTTGAGTACACGCGATATCCCGAAGCCAAGGGACTTCGCGGCCTGATGAAACTGGACAGACGCGACCGTAAGAACGGACAGTACCAATTGCAGTATAAGAGCGATTGGCACGAAGAGATCGGCTTAAGGAACATTCTCGGACAGTTCCTAGCCAAGGAGAACAGGAGGAAATAATGGCCGATGTCGACACGTCGCAAGAAATGACCATAGCCGACGGTTTGGTAATCAAGTGGGTTGACGTGGTCAATCTCAAGGAACAAGACCTGAACGCGCAGGTCATGGAACCACGTAAGTTCGACGCGCTGACCCAGAACATCAAGCTACGAGGGATGTTGGAGTCATTGCCGTACTGTTCGCAACCGGACGGAGAAGGGCCGATAAGTATTGTTTCCGGCCATCATCGTACAAGAGCCGCCGCCCGCGCCGGTATCCAACGTATCCCGGTTATCGTGGACACGAAGCCTATGACACGTTCCACCATAACGGCGAAGCAGATAGCCGCCAACGAACTCACCGGCCACGCCGACGAGAAACTACTGGCGCAGCTGGTCACTCAGATGGACAACGTAGACGACTTGTTGCTCAGCGGACTCGATCAGGACAGCCTGCCGCACGTCGAACCGCAGCAAGTCAACCTGAACGGTTTGAATGTGAAGTACGAGTATAAGGACGTGGAGTTTTTGTTTCTGACCCGCGAATACGAAGAACTTGAACAGTTCGTGGATGATTGCGACTCGGATATGCTCGGGTTGGTGCCTATGGAATTGTACGACGAGTTCGTGCATCAGGTGACATCGTTCGCTTCACGTAACGGAATCAAGAATATGGCTGCTGCGGTATCCAAGATCATCGAGATAGCGAGGAAAGACGCCGAGGAAGAGTGATTGCAGGCCGGGCGAGTCCCGGCCTTTTTGTTTGCATCATAAGACACAATGTGATATGATAAATATATCAAGCCAATAGGCTTGCGCTATTCCCAAGGAGGACACAATGAACAAGACATATACCCAGACCATTCGCGGCGGCATCCAGCGCGTCATCCACCTTGCCAAAGACCACTGGACTCAGGAGCCCAAACGGTGCGGCTTCAACCACCATCACGAACCCTACGGGTACATCCCAGCCTGCAAGTCCAAGCCGATCCGGGAAGCTCGGAACGAAACATGGGAGGAATACGCTTGGCTCCGCCACGAGAACCGCCACCTGACTCCGGAGCAGATGGCCGCACAGATGCCGGAGTGCGAAAGCCATACAAAGTTTTCCACGACGCCGTACGAAACCTTTAAGCAGAAATCCCAGATGGAATCGCGTCACACTGTCGCAAAAGCATTCGTCGACGTTGACGGCTTCGAATACCGCGCCTTCCGACAAGGCAAAGGAGGAACGGAAATGGGAAACGCCACGGAAATCACTCTCGATCAGGCCCGCGACATGATTCGCAGCATCGACAACCGTCTGATCCCCGAGTGCCGCGACTTCGACACATACACCGAGACAGACGATATCTGGCGTATCGGAGATCACGGATACGTTGACGCCGACGTGTACGAGCAAGCATTCCGGGACTATGAGGAACGTAACGGGAAGACCGAGTGGGCGAGCACCATGTACGTGCTTGAAGGCAATCAGCCGACCCGCCTCGAATTCTTCGTCAAGGCGTACAATCTCGGCGGTATGGCATCGCTGTACGGGCTTCTGGTTGACCAGTTCGATAACGGGAACGCGGATGAGGTGTATTTGACGAACGGCGAGGCATGGCCAATCTGACTTAATGCATGTCCTAGCGTCCTAGCGTCCTAATTGGCGTTATTCCGCCAATTCACAGCGTCCTAACCCGTCCTGCCAAGGGCGCTGGGACATGTCTATACGTGTCGCTGATTGCCTAATCACACCACATGTGATATACTTTATATATCATCACACTATCAGAAAGGAACTTTATAATGGCGGCCAACAACCTCAGCAACAAATTCATGAAAGTCCTCAACGAAGTCCCAAACTTCGTCACCGACGAAACCGCACAGGCAGGCAACCGGACTTACAAGTATCTCAACCTCGCCACGATACTCAAAACCATCAAACCGGTTTTCGAAAAGTACGGTCTGGCATTCAGCCAGCGCGTCACGTTCGACAACACGGGAGAAACGCGACAGGCCATCGGAACAGTGGAAACCATCATTTTCGACGATACAGACCAGATGGTGGTCTGCTCCTATCCGTTCTTCGTGACAGGCGACCCGCAGCAGGTCGGCAGCGCGATCACTTACGCCCGCCGCTACAGTCTCTACGCAGTGTTGGGCATCTTCCCCGACAAGGACGACGACGGAGCGTACGCCAAGCAGCGTTACGAGACCGCAGACCGTGCGATCAGCGCCGAACAGTACGCCGATCTGGTCAAGGCCATGGATGCGCACAACATCACACCATCGGAGCGCGGAGACTTCATCAACGGCACCCTGAAACGTCGGGTCAGGGGATGGAACGGACTCACGCAAACCGACCTGAACAGTCTGATGAACGCCGTCAACCGAATGTAAGCGGCCTTTCGCGTTGGCGCACTTTTGGGATTTTGCCTAAAACAAACCGATTTATAAGCCCTCTTGTTCCAATAAGGGAGCTGGAATGGAGTATCTGAAATGTTTGACAACGAACTTGCCTTCGACAAGCTGCTTGACTCGCTCGGCGCGGAAACGCTGCTGGATAATCTCGTTCGGGCGTTGACGGCCGATGAGCAGCGTGAGAACTTCGATTATATTGCGCGTTGCTTTGACATTGACCTTTCCGACTGCGAAAGCGAGGCGTGAAATGGGCTTGATATACGACCTAAGGAGTCGAACACAAACCATTACCAGCAATCACATTCCATATTCAGCATGAAAGACCTGTGGGCGGGACTCGTCACCCGCCCACACCCAACCGAAAGGACAACATCAATGAAGATCATCAATGTATCGCAAGCCCACGAAACCGAGGCATGGCTCGACGAACGAGTGGGCCGTATCACCGGCACCAAAAGCGGCGGACTCGCCTTGGAACACTACGCTCAGACCGACGTAGAAAAACTTAAAGAGTACCGAGACAAGGCGTTGGAACAAGCGAAGAAGGCGAAGACGCCAGACAAAGCCACCGAGTATTACACGAAGGCCCAGAACTACGATGAGAAGATCGTGGACGCCGAAGCCAAGAACAAGCGGCTTAAGGTCGGCGTGGACTTCTGGAAGTTCCTAGCGGAACTGTGGGCAGAACCAGCGGACGGTGAACCTCCGATGGAACGCGGCCACCGTCTCGAACCCGAGAATATCCAGATCACCCTCAAAACGCTTGGCTTCAACCCCGTCGACTGCGTCCCCGATTGCGGTATCTGGGAGAGTGACGACGACAACCGTATCGCGTGCAGTCCAGACGCCTACGAGAACACCGAGAAGCCGACGTGGGCCATCGAATGCAAGTCGCTCGGCTCAGCCTACCATTTGCAGACGGTAGTGCCGTGGATGATGCACACGGACGCCATGCGATCCCATATCGTCAACCTGAAACCTGAGCTGGTGGACGTTATTGAGCAGGTTCTTCCGGAATACACGCTCGACGGAAAGGCGACCGGCTTCGACTTCATCCCCGACCAGTACAAAGCTCAGGTGCTGCAATACTTCGTGGTGTGCGATTCGCTGGAAGTCCTGTTTTTCTCGATGTTTGACCCGCGCGTGGTCGGAGAGGCAAGCCATCAGGTCATCCCCGTGTACCGTAAGGACATTACCGCAGAGATCGAGGAACATAAGCGTCGCCAGTTGGCCACGCTCCATATCTCCGATGTGCTGGCCGACACTCTGGGGGTGACGTTCTGATGAAGACCGCAACCATTCTGGAAAGCCCGGACATGTTCGCACTATTCGACGGATGCCCCACATGCAAGCGGCAGAGCGCCGTTTATCTGATGACGTGCCGCGTGTACGCCCAACAGATGGGGCGTAGGCTCCGTATCGTGTCGTCGGGCAGCCCCACCGCCCGGGCGATACGCGCCATCGCCAAAGATCAAGGCGTAATCGTGCGCTACCCGATGATCTTGCTGGACGGATTGCTTTACTTCGAGCCGCAAGACATCAGCCTTGACGATTATCTAGTGGCCGATGACGAACCAGAAGAAGAGGAGGAACCCAATGAAGAATAACATTCTAACCAGCGACGTGCTGGAACTGTTCGACCGTAACCATATCACCGCGAACACTCTGCGTAAGTTCGTGGTGGAGAGCGTTGCCGACTTTCTCGGAGACAACAAGCACGACAAGGCGTGCGGCAAACTGTTTGACCGTTGGTATCAGCACGTTCGCCGCTCCATTTGGGTAGGTGCCGCCCAATACGTCCTGCAACAGCACGGGTTCGACCACGACGAAGCCACCAACGAGGCGAAACAACTCTACGAAAGCCTGTACGCGGATTACGACAAGCGATATCACTGCTGGCGTCGCCACGAGGAAAGGAAAACCGATGAAGACTGATGGCAATTGGTGGACTGCCGTGCTTTCGGCCGGAATCACGGCGGGATACGTAACCACTGTCGTGCAGCTCTCGCCCGGTCCCGGCTATAGGTTCTCAACGCTCCGCAGCAAGCTGGCCGTAAAGACCGAGAATCTGGCCAACTCGCTCCCCACGTGGGCCAAGGATTACGCGTACAGTCTCGGAGAACTCGCCTATTGCGGCTGGTGTCTTAGCCCGTGGGTGTCGCTTCCGGTGTGGGCGATGGCAGCCAAGATCAACGGGGTACGGTTCGGAGTCAAGTGGGTGGCCGGGTGGATTGTGGCCGCTGGCGTGGCTGCGTTTCTCCGTCACTCGGCTGAAACGGCGGTGGCGTGATGTTTAGCAGACAACAGGTTCATGTGCTGTTGATTCTGTGGTTGGCGAAGCGTCCGCTTACCCATGAGGAAATCGAACGTATGGCGGTTTTAGCGAAGTATGACGATACTCCGCAGGGATTGAGGACGCGCATGATCGAGCTTGAGCGTTCCGGTCATGTGTACCGTGCCGATAGGGATGGCGTGAACAGTCGGCACCGTCATTGCTGGCGGTTCGCGCTGACTGACGATGGGCGCGAAGCCATTAGTGAGCTGTTTGGCAAAAACAGAAACATGTGATATAATCTATATATCACACATCATAGGGAGGTGAAACATGCGCAAGCAAAACAAAATCAAAACCGTAATCAACGGCCAAGAAGTCACCGTGGAACAGGACAGCCAGACCGGCCAGTTCTTCACACGACAGAACATCGGCAACATCCCCGTCGACTATACGACCATCAGCGACCGTGTGACCATCGGCCAATGCATAAAATACTGGCGGATACGCCACGGGTATTCACAGGCCGAACTAGCCGAACGAATCGGCGTCGCCAGTCCAAACGTGGTCGCCATGTGGGAAAACGGACGCCGTAAACCGCAAAAGCAATACCGGCTGCGGTTGGCCGAACACCTCGGCTATGACATCCTGACCAAAGACTAGAACCTTGCACGATTAACCCAACCATCATCACACCAAAGGAGCAACAATGAACACCATCAACTATCTGACCTCGATCATCAACCTCTTGCAGAAAACCCCACAAGCACAGGAAATCATCGACACCCAAGGACTCGGACAGGAACTCACGTTCGGTCAAATCGGGATCAAAGACGCCGAAGCGTTCCTCAAACTCTACGACGTTCTGGGCAGCGTCGAAGGCGTTAAGACCACGGCCATCCATGAATGCAAGACAGACACCGATAGGCAATACTTCTTCAAACTCGTCTCCCCGATAACCTTGTACTTCTTCCACTGCGAAGGAGCATCCAAGTGAGCAAAACAGACCCTGACATCGAAACCCGTATGAAAGTGTTCCACCGAGACCACGGCAGATGCTTCATCTGCGGGCAATCCTTGAACGCCTCCGCTTTCAACCTGCACCACAGGCGTATGCGCTCCCACGCTTGGAAAGGACTAAACCTACCCAGCAACCTGATCACCGTCTGCGGCTCGGGTACGATGGGATGCCACGCACGCATCCACGCCCACCCCAAGGAATCATACGCGAAAGGCTGGCTGGTCAGCGCCTACAACGATCACCCCGAAAACGTTCCAGTGCTCAGCGAATACCGAAACCAAGAATTCCTCTTGAACAACTAAAAAAGAAAGAACAGCCCGGCACCAGTCGTCAAGACCAGTGCCGGGCCAGTTCATTCGGTCATCACACCATCGCTCGAAAGGAGCAACCCCAGTCTACCACTTGGAGACGCCAGTATAGATACGGGTCACGCCTCTTCCTGCCACCCCTGCGGGTAGATGTCCGGAGGCCACACGCAACCATCGTAGACGCACGTATAGCGTTTCCCGTTATAGGTGATTTTATCGCCTACATGATAGGCGTCGTGCGCGCCGGTAGGCTGCTTGTATTCCGGCCATTTGTCGCCGGGTTCCTCGGATTCGCCGGGGACGGTCGACGAACCCGATTCCAGCTTGCTTAAACGCTCCTCGATGGACGCCTCCACTTCCTCGATGGCCTTCACACGGTCGGCCAACGGGGCGTAGGAATCATCGGGCTTGGCGTTCGTCTGCGCCTGTTCGAGTAGCTGTCTCATCTCATCCTCGGCGAGTTCGCCCATCACGTACATGGTCTTGACGCGCTCGGTGAAGTCAACGAGGTCATAGCCTCCGGCGTTGATGATGGTTTGGAATGTTTCGAACATTGGTCATGCTCCTTGCATGATTGCTTGATCGACTTCAAGCAATGCGATTGTCAGCATCACCTCACTTGGAGATGCCTGCATAGTGGACGCCGAACATTCCAGCCACGCCGGAGCCGACCAGAGCGCAAGCGCCACCCAGCACAGCCACCCACGACGGCACTTCAGGAACAGCACTCACGAAACTCAACACCGCACCGGCGATACCGATTAGACCGGAAACAAGATACGCCCACTTACGAGTCGCGGCGTTGAACGTCGGCACGTAATCATCATTACCGTCCGGCATCTCATCGGTGACCGCTGTCTCAGCGGTCGGATCACCAGTATTCATATTCATGACAAACCCCCTATCGAACAGTTTACTTGATGCGGATTGTCTGACCCGCGTAGATCACGTCAGGATTGGCGATACCGTTCAACGCCACCAGATTGGAAACACTGGTACCGTACTGGGCGGCGATACCACTCAACGTGTCACCGGGCTGGATAGTGTACGTCGTAACGGACGGTGACGGTGCGCCGCCCGGCAGCTTCAACACCTGACCCGGATAAATCAGATTCGGGTCGGCAATGCCGTTAAGCTGCTGGAGAGTCTGCCACGAAGCCCCGCACTTGGCGGCGATACCACTCAACGTGTCCCCCGACTGCACCGTATACGTTCCACTACCGGACTGAACAGTATTGGCAGTACCATTGATATTCAACACCTGACCCGGATAAATCAGATTCGGGTCAGACAGATTATTAATCTGCGCCAACACCTGCCAGCTAGTCCCATACATCGACGCGATACCACTCAGAGTGTCACCAGAACGCACGATATACGTGCCAGACGCGGGAGCAGACGGAGCAGGAGCGGAAGGGGTCGGCACGTTGGTCACACTCGAATGACCCGCCTTATACGCGTTCCACGCATTCACATCACCATAGAACTTGTCAAGGTCAAGACTGCCTGAATATCCGGGCAGACGACCATTGCCCGAATACTGGCGGATAGCGCACGCATACGCGCCCTCGTTCCACGGCGTATCCTGATACCCAGTAACGTCCATATTCGCATACTGGGCTACCCACAATCCACGATCACCAATGTTCTGCACGTCGTTAAGCATGGACGCTCCCACGTAGACGATAGGCTGGGAGCCCGTACGCTCGTACACGCGGTCACAGAACGACCTAATCCACTGCTGAGCAGACGCGCCAGACCCGACCAGTCCGTTACCCTGCTGCTCCCAATCCAAGCACCATACGACCTTGCCGACCCAATTCGCGCAATTGTTCACAAAATAGTCAGCTTCGGAAACGGCGTCACCGCCGTTAGCGTAATGGTATACGCCCACACACTTTCCCAGACTCAACGCCTGTTCAACCTGCCGAGCGCAATCCGCTGAAACATACCAGCATCCCTCTGTCGCCTTACTGATGACGAAATCACACGGTACAGCAGACAGGTCTATACCAGCCTGCCAATTGCTGATGTCGATACCGTTCAAAGCCATCGAAACTCCTTCTATAAGCTGATTGGGTAGAAGAACAGCCACGCCATGCATAAAACGGCGTAGACCGTTATCAGGACGTGGACCATGAACGAGACGACGAAAAGCGACATGATAATGATCATGCACCGTTTGAAACGTCTCATAGGATCATTTTATCATCAAAAACGAATCGATATTATTATCACCAGTTTCCGGGCGGGGACACCCGGTACCATGCGTGAAAAAAAAGGGACCATGTTCATAACCCGGCTCGGCTAGTCATTATCGCCTGCCAGTTCCTCAAGCGATGCAATACGGTCGCGTAGATCATCAGGCAACGACGGTTTAGGATGATTCTCCAAAAATTCAGGGTCGATAACCTCGCAGAACTTCGACAGCCAGTGTCCCAACGCGCGAATATACCCAGTCTCAAGATCGATCGTGTATTGCAGCTCGTCACGGTTCTTGATCAGCGCGTTTATTTTCTGGTCTTGGGCGTCGATCTGCCGTTTCATATCCCCTTGAGCGGACACCAAAGCTTGATACGCGCTGGTCAAGTCTGACCTACGGTTGGCTAGCCATGTTATGAGTCCTCCGAGTGCTACGCCTCCTACGCCGATGATCGCCGTGATAATTTCCATCATGATTTCATCTTAGACCGTGAAAACAATATCCACTGTCATGAACAGTGGAACATGGGATGATGTCGTTTATCATGCAAAGACGGCAATTAGGAGATGTGGATTAACTTTGGATGGTAACCACCACGGCACAATTCCAGCAGGCCCACATATGACACCCAATACGTGTTCCGCCCATCGGGGAGCTTCGCTGCCCCGATTCCAAGCAATGTTGCGGTGCGTGCGGAAGGTGGAACGCCAGTGCGACCGGTTCGGTCGGCTTATTGCTGAGCGAACCCTATGAGGGAATTGACACGCAACGGAATATTGGCATTCAGCCGGGAACCAAGATTAAGCACGATGCTGTTGTTCTGTCGCATGACCCCGTTAATCCAGATTCCAGTCGTATTCCAGTCTCCGTTCATGACACTGACGCACGGGGCATTGAGGAACCCGGTGATGCCATGCTCTCTTGCGAGAGTTTGCAGCTCGGACTCCGAATACAATTCGGGGTTGACCGTATCCCGCGATGATTTGATAACCTTGGTGTGAGCGAAGACAATCATTTCCTGCGGCGTATCGGACGACTTCCACTCACCCTCGTTCCTGACATAATGGGCATTATCGGCAATAATCACAGCCTCCTGCCCATCCACCGCGTCAATGCTGTTAAGCTGATCAAGACTACGCGCCATCAGGATAGCGTTATTACGAATCATCGGAGCCACATCAGACACCACACCGGCGTTCACCTTGGCAATCACAAGACCGTTGATATTCGAGTCAGGCGTACCCGCCGTGAATACTTCGATCTTGCCGCGCGGAGTCGTACCATGCGACTGTGACGGGTCTTCCACCGTAACCGCGATCTTGTAATCGTTGGTGGAGTCCGACAATTGCACGGTCGTATTGGCGGTAACGGCGTAAGTGTACGCGCCGAGCCCATCCCACGGGCTGATGGTACCGCAATGAGGCTTGACCGTAACAGTCAGGCCGCTCACCGTGACCAGAGGACTCGAAGAACCGTAACGGATGCCAGACAAACCGTTGAACGCGGTACCATCGGACGGTACTAATAGAGGATTGATGGCATGCCTGTAATCGTCCGCCGTGTACTCCGGGGAACCGTTTTTCGCGGTAAGCGGGTGCATGATGATAGCCATAATCATTCCTCCGAATCGTCTACACCTATTTTATCTTTGTCGGTGGATAGAGCATCAACCTTAGCTTTGAGCGCGTCCAACTCATCCGCTACCTGTTGAGCGAGTCGGAGCGCCGCCACACCAAGCATGGGATAGTTGATGCCTACCAGCGTACCGTCTTCATCGTATTCGCAGAAGAAACCTAACCCGTTTTCGTCCAGATCGTCGGCGATCATACCGACCAACGGCTGAGCATCATCAAGATTCTGGTTCTTGTCATCCTTCATCCGATATACGCGCCACTTCACCTTGCGGAGAGCGGCAACGGGAATGTAGTCGTCCGCGTCCACGATATCGGTCTTCACTGCACGAATCGACTGAGCCGTGCCCATAGTGCCGTTAGACAACGCCCACACCGCGCGCCAAGAGCCTGACGCAAACACATTGTTATAAGCGTTGGCGACACCAGTACCACCACGATTGGGAGCCAATACACCCCAGTTCCACGTCTGAGTTTTAACGTCAATCTCGGCACGGGTGTAACTGTTGCGAGTGATGCTTTCCTGCACACGCTGGTCAAGATTGTTCGTCAGCGTCTGCACTTCCTCATACATTTTCGTAATCTGATCGACCATAGGTTTAACGCTGTTGACGATACTCGGCGGCAGCTCCTGCAACTGGCGTTTAATGTCCGAGAACTGGCGTGCTGTAGCGTCCGCGCTATCTAGACTGAACTTGAATTTGCTCGGCATTATCATCCTCCTGTTGCAATATAGGTGTGATGGTCCACGCCTGACTAAAATCTATCTCGTACCCGATGATACGGGCGGTACCGTGATTATGGTCGGGGAAATGCTCGGCGTCTTCTTCCACTGTCCACGATATGAAGTCGCCCGGCTTCCACTCTTCGTACACCATTGGAGCGGACAGAAGGCTTAACCCCATTGTGATGGTCTGCGTACCGTTCTGCATCTGCAACAACGAGGACTTGGCGTGTTCGTTCAGCGTACTCTTATTCGTGATGCTGGTGGACGGCTGGAACACATATTCCAGCATGGGCCTGTTAGGCTGGTCTGCGATCATCCAATCGGATTGCGGACGGTCTCCAGCGTCAGCCGTACTCACAGCCATTACCGCGTTAGCACCGTACCCGTTCGTGTAATCCTCCAGCAGATTAAACATGGTCATAACGCTTTCATCGAACGTGGTGCTTGGCGTGGTGGAACCGATATGGTCGGCTACCGTCATCACAGGCTCATAATGACCGTCATTGATGGCACGCCATGATATACACCATTCCGGCCCGTTCAGCACGCTAGCAAGCTCTTGCAGCACACTTAGCAGTGTTTTGTCGCTTTCCGCCTCATACGTGCGGTCACGTTTGACGCTACTCGGGGACGCTTCGACAACGAGATTGAAACGGTGGTTTTTAAGCGTGGTGGCTACGAGGTCTTCCACGATCTCGCACTGGTCACGATTCGTGTACGTATGATCCTGCACGTACACGTTATCGAGATAATGTTCGACGGTTGCCAACGTCAGTGTTAATCCGTCTCCGCGCATTGCACGCTCGCGTTTAACCACGATACCGCCCCACAACACAGTGGATTCGCGCAACAGGAGTATGGCGGCCTGATATGGGGTGGTGGCTTCGTCCCAATTGCGGGGAGCGTTGCGCCACGGGAGCGTGGCCGTTTCGCTGGTCGTTTCCTCGAAACGATACGTCAAGTGGGTTAATTGCAGGTCGGGGAGTTCAGCTATCACAGTGCCGTCGTTCAACGTGACGGCGACGAACTGCAAGCCTGAACGCTGCCACAATACACGCGCCGTGTCAGAGCGCAAGCCGTCCGACTGCGGCAACCGGTTAGAGATAAAAGGCATCCGGCACCTCCTTAAATGTAAGCCGGGTTGAACGTGACCGTCATACGCGCGTTATCAGATGGTTCCTCGGCGCTGAACATCCAGATGTTCTCCCCTACCTCCGCGTAACCCCATTCTCGTCTGGTCACACTGCCACGTGCCGGATCGGTGCCATCGATAAGAATCTCATGAGTGGCACCGTTGATAAGAATGTAATGACCCTCACCCAAACTGAGACCGAACGCCATGATATGTCCACTCGGACTATGCTCAACCTGCGGATTGACCACAGGCCCATCGATACGAATAGTCACCGGACTCGGAGCACTACCCGTATTAGTAAGGCACACGCTACCCGACACGGTTGCTTCAGACCACACCCACGTTGATTCACTGCCAGTATTGATATCCTCGAAATGATAGGGGAACATCATACCGCCCTGAGTGTGCGGCAACCCGGTTTTTCCGCTCACTGACTGAATATCGTAAAGATACGAGTCCAAAGCAGTTAATCCGATACTGAATTTGAGAATGTTCACACCAGCCCACTCCACCAGCGGAGCGGAAGACGATTGCATGACCTGCACCTGACGGCTGATGTTCCCCAACTCCACGACAAGCGATTGACTGGTGATGTTGAACGAACGTTTGAAAGCATCCCAAGCGTTGATGCAGTTTTCCGTGCATTTGCCGATAATATGACCCTCGACACTGATCGAGCGACCCTGAGCCACTGGAATATTGCTAAACCATCCGTCAGACCATGCTTTGTCTTTGGTCTGCAAGGTCGAACCAACACCGTCGAACAATCCCGAAACGTTCTGGAACGTTACGTGCCACTCGCACCCGTATGAGTCAGTCCCATACAAGGGGAACCCGTTCAGGGTCAAACGGACATCGCGCGGGTCAAGGGTAAACATAGCCATACCCTCAGTCTACCCGCGCGGCTTGTCACATCACACGTAGTGGAAATTAATCACCCTCACGGTTTCCCGTGCCGCCGCGTTCGGGTCAAGCGCGTTCACCGTGACAGGCGCGCTCACACGCGGGCCACTATTCGCGTTCATGGGCACCGGGCTAGACACTACCGGCATGGGCGTCACGATGGACGACGGCAGAAGAGAATTCACCATGTCTTCCACCGGACGAGTGGCCGCACGCTCGTTCTCCGATACGCCACGTCCAAGACCAGCAGGAATCATCCGACCGATTTCACGGTCGAACACCTTAGACGGGGACGCGATACCCAGCAGACTCTTAGCACCATCGATGACGCCGCTAACCGCGTTCTTGACTGCTGAGATAGCACCGCCGATAGCGTTCGTGATGCCGTTAATCAAGCCTTGAATAATATTCTGTCCGGCGCTCAGCAACCATGATCCGGCTCCGCTGAACACGCCCATGATACGGCTTGGGATACTGGTGATGAAATTCATCATTGAGCTTACGCCACTGCTGACGGAACTGGTGATACCACTCCATGCACTGCTTACCGCGCCATTAATACCGTTCCACACATTGCTGAAAATACCGCTAATACCGCTCAACACGCTTGAAATGACGCCCGACACTGCATTGATGGCACCGGAAACGATACTTTGGATACCGTTCCAAACACTGGAAACGATATTCTGGATACCTTCCCATACTCCAGACCAATCACCGTTAATCGCTGCCAATACGGTGCTGATTATCACGTTGACAACGTTCATAACGGATGTGACAACCGTTTGGATGAATGGGAAAACCGCGTTAATGACACCCTGAATCGTTGAACCCCACGATTGAAACGCTGACTGAATTACCGGAAGCACCGTCTGAATCAACGAAGCGATGTTATTAATCACCGGCGTTACAGCAGTCGCGATAACACTCATAGTTTGCCCGATGTTGCTCACTATGGTAGACAACACTGGCGCAATGGTCTGGATTGCGGCCGTGATAATAGGCATGATGGCATTACCGAGATCTGTCTCTTATACACATCTCCGAGCCCACGAGACTAGCGCTCATCTC